TTAAACGCGTCCAATATACTTTGTTATTATAGCGCGTTGTCGTTCCGTCTTTAGATACGCATTTAGCCCTGACTTCGTAGCGTCCGCGCGGCAAATGTTCGGTTGAAATATTAACTCTCAATGCGGCATTGGTATGGTCAAATATCTCAAATTCATAACTGCCTGTCGCGTCAAAAGTCGCTTCCGCTCCAATGGATAGATTCATATAATTTACGAAGCGGCAATAAAAAAGATCGCCGTCATAATAGTACGAATCGCTGCTGTCAGTTATATAAATATCAGGTTTAGCACCTGTTACGCTTCCTGTAACTGAAAACCGATAACCGTTTTGCTGCATATAACCGCCGGACCAGCCAAGATATTTAATCGTAAATGTTTCATTAGCATATACATTTTTTATAATCGGCGATTGTATAAAGCCGCCTGCCGTCAGCCATGAGCCTAATTTCGTATATAATTTATTCCAGGTCGCTTCGCCTTCAAGACGATATTCAGCGGCTAATTTTACTTTAGTGTTTGATAAACCGCCCTGATCGTTAACATATGCTAAACCGTTCGGAAAAGTAAACTCTAACTCAACGCCTTCCGCCGTGTTGCTTTCCATTGCTTGAGTCGCCCAGCCGCTTTCCGGCGTCAACTCATAATTTAAGGCCTGATCTATTTTGGAATAATCTACCAAACTGCCAACGTCGCCCTGATAATTAGTGCCATAAAGCACTTTGTATGAAACATTTTTTTCGGCATTGCCGTCTTGATTATAATATTCAATCGGGTTGTCATTTATTTTAATAGTATTTACTTCATCAATCGGGCCGTCGCACAATACCATAAGCATGCTCAGCCATTGCGTCGAATTATAACTTGAAATATGCTGTGCTATGATAACGGGAGTAACATTCACTTTGCCGTAAACAATCCCTAAAGCATAACCCTGGCCGAGCAGAGGCTGCGAATTTGACCAAGAATAGCTTTGTTCTGACGCTGCTCCATTGTAATCGGGCAAATCTATCTTTGCGGCAGGCGTCATACTCGATATTAGCGTACCGCCTAAATACATTGTCGCGGCGGCTGCAAAATAAGCGCCGTAACTCCACCCGGCCATGCCGGCCGCAGCGTTCCATGCTCCATAAGCGACAAGGTTGCCGACGCCCATCGATACAATTGACAGCGCAATGCCGGCAACAAGCCCTAATATGCTTTTGCCGTCGCCGCCCTTTTTTATTGCGGGGGCAAGTGAAACAAAAGAGCCGGGGGCAAGCGCCGTTGTCTCTAAATTATCGCTGCTTATAACTTTGCCGTTTACGCAGACAACAAAATCGCCGTCAAATATCCATTCACCATTTGACTTGACCAAATTTAACAATGTCGTTTCCGGTGTATAATTAATTTGTTTTATTTCACGGCAATTCAGATCGAACGGGTTATTTATTGTAACAAGCGTTATTTTTTCGGACATTTTCAATACCTTCTTATCTTTCTATTGCCACCCCTGTGGCCGGAGTGTAAAAGCCTTCTATATTCAACCGCCATGCCGGGCTGTCTATTCTATCGATGTTAACTCCTATTTTAGTTCTGGTATGTATAAACCGGCCGCCGCCGATATAAACGCCCGTATGATTGCAATAATGGCTGTTAAATTTAATTACGACCAGACACGGGGCTTTTATTTCGGAGCGGTCCAATTTATTCCAATAAGCTCTGTTGCAGTCAATTTCATTATTAATTTCGGACGCTTCCATACAGCCTATTTTGTAATCGTTTAATTTGATGCCGAAGCGCCGATAAACTTCTAAAACAAGGCCCCAGCAATCAAAACCAATTTGTTTATCACGCCCTCCGTCAACAAAAGGAACGCCGAGCAGGTCGCTTAAATCTATGAAATCAATTTTGTTAAACATATAAGCCGCCGATCGGTATGGTCGGCTCGCCGCCGAAACGGATTTCAAACCGCCCTTGGGCTGGATTGTATTGGCGCTCACGGCAGTTTGAAAGGCTTTTGTCGCAAGTCGGATAGGTCAACTTTACGCTTGCGGGCAAGCCGCACTCGATACCGCCGTATTTGAACGGGCAAAAATTTTTTAATATCCTTCGTTCGGGCCGTCTTGCCATTTGCGGGTAACCTGCGCCAAGATTAAAAGATACCCAGTTTGCGTTTACATTTACGCTTGTAACCTCGTAAATTTCGTGAATCATAGCCGGAAGATCGGTTTGCGCATCTTTGCTGTTGATTATATACAACCCGACCGTACAGCCGACGCCGCCCGAACCATTTTCAAGATAATATTGCAAAGCGCCCGTCACGTTTGAAACTTTAACCGATACTACCGGCAATTCGCCTTTGCTGTCTTCAGAAACGGTATCGATCGTAAACGGGAAAGCCGTCCATAAATCATAGGCTGTGCCGTGTTCGTCAACTCCGTTCATACGCCATTTAATATCCTCGGTATTTCTTACCAACCGTATATATTCGCCGGTAGTTAACTTGATTTCGAGCAAAATTAAAAAAGCGCCGTCACTTGCCAGCTTATTCTTTTCAATTATTGCTGCCTGATTTAGAGTTAACATAATTTATACCTCGCTATACTTCTTTAATCGTAAAACTGACCGTCCACCAGGTTAAATCGTAATTGCTTTCTTCCGGCGGCGCTTCAATCCGGTATTCTTTCGTAACATTCGTTATTGGATGCGTCCAGTTAAACGACAGAGCGCCGTTAGATAATGTCGTTTCAAAAAATGTTACGAATGTTGTGTGGTCGGTGTTTGACATCGCCTTCCATTCTAATTTCCAGCCGTCTTTTACTCTGGTAAATTTAGGGCGAGTCTGGACGATGCCGTTTTCCATTTGCGAACGAAGCATATTATCTTCGCGAATGCGAGTTATAGGCCACGAAGGCGAACTTATTGCCGGAAAATTTATATTTGTTGCCATTTATCTCATCCCTTTTACAAGTGTTCTCATGCCGCTTCGGTCTCTGGCGATTGCGTCAATCACAATGTCAATTACATATTGCGAGCCGTCAAATTTAGCTTCAGTTCGCGGCTCGACCTGTGTGCTGGTATTGTTCTGCACGTTAACAACGACGTTAACACCTGCGTTATTTGATATCGCGTGATTAGGCACAATCGAGCCGGCCGACTGCGGCACGAATAACTCGGGGCCGCGTTCGCCGACCATATAAGGCTGACCGTAGTTTACAGGACCGCCGACCGCTTTGCCGGGAAGGCCAAAACCTGAAAACAACGAACCAATTATTTTTTGAGCAAAAGCATTGGCCATCATCTGCGATATAGCCCTCGCGATGCTCTGCAAAAACGATTTGAAATAATCGCCAAGGCTTTTTAACTGACCCGTCATAGCGTCAAAAAAGAAGTCGCTGAAAGCATCGTTTAAGCCCTGCGCCGCCGCTTTGCCTATATTCTGAATATCTTGAAAATAAGTATTCCAGGTGTCGGTCTGCTGCTTGATGCCGGAGTAAAACGCTTCTTGCTCATTCTGCGGTAAAACAAGCGCCTTTTTCTTCGCGTCGGCGAGCTGTTTCTGCAATTCGATTTCGCGATCTACCGTAAGAGCCTCAGTCGCTAATTCAGTTTGTAAATTTGCTATCTTCTCATCGAGCACCTGACGATTCAGCCGCGAGATTTCCTCTTTAGTAGCTTTATCAAGGTCAAACAGCAGGTTATTTTGCTCAATGCGTTTGTCGAATGCTTCAAGCTCGGTGTCTTTAATTTTATTTGTTTTTTCTTGAAAAAGTTCTAATGACTTTGCGTCATACCATTCTTGAAGCGCGGCCTCTGCTTCGAAATTGCCCTCGGTTATTTCCTGTTTGCGAAAATACTCTTTTTCAAGGCTTGATATCGCGATCTCGTATTCAGTCTCGGCCTGCCATTTCTTGTCGCCGACCATTTTCGCGGTTGCGAGTTTGGCTTCGTTCTGCAGTGACGCCATCGCTTCGCGTTCGCGTTCGATTATTTCGTCGAAGTCCATGAAGTGTTTGTTGCCTCGGCCTTTGCTAGAACCACCGCCGGAATCGCTAAGTTTCATCTTTTCGGAGCCGCTTACTTTGTTAAAATCAGCCTCGCCGCTGCCGGTGTTGCCTTTGCCGGAATTACGCCATAACCATTTGTCATACGGAGTGGTTTCGTCCCATTTTTTTTGAGCCTCGGCCCATGTTGAATTTACAGCATTACTTATGTCATTGACGTTTTTGGTTATGCTGTCAACTATCGCATATTTGTTTTCTTCTGCAGTTTTCTTGAATTTATATGGGTCAAAAACACCATCACTACTAATTATTGTCGGTTTTATACGATTTTTGATATTTTGCTGATCTATTTTTGCGTTGGTTTCGTCCCATTGATAACGATATTTGCCAGTATCAAGATAACCGTATATGTCACCAGCCGTATCAAATATTGTGTCGAAAAAGCCTGACGCATCTTTTTTGGCCGCACCGCCGGACAAACCCGCTCCAAGATTATATGAAAAATTAGCCACTTCTCGAGCGGCCGCAGCGGCGGCTGTTGTAATGCCTTTCATTCCTGCAATTACAGTATTTGCAATAGAAGCAAAAGCAGCCGAAGCAGTTTTAGTTCCGGTAATTTCCGTCGCTAAATCGAAAAAGCCTGTTTTAAGAGCGTCCGTGCTGTTGTAAAGGTTCTTAAAAACATCTTGAACATCTTTTGGTACCATTGTTTCAATGGCCTGTTTCAAGCCCTTTTCCTGCATTATTTCAAGAAAACCACCCGACCATTTTTCAGCCTCAACAAGCGTATCTTTGAACATATCGAATACGGGCGTTCCAAGTTCACCGGCAATCTGCCCCCATTCATCACCGAGGTTACTTGTAAGTTGATTCCAGGTGCCTTTTTGTTTGTCCATTGCACCGGCAAATTTCTCGTTCATACCTTTTATGAGTACGCCGATAATTTCATCAATGTCCTTGCCGCTCTTCTGGATTTGTTCGACGGACATTTTAAAGTGATTAGTTAATATCTGCGTTGCCGCAAGGCCGCGCCTGTCAAGTTCTTTAAGGTTCTGCGCATCGAGCATTCCCGCGCCCTTCATCTGCGAAATTGACATAATGACATTTGTCATTTCAGAGCCGCTCGTGCCGGTTGCCGCCATAGCGTTTCCGACAGCCGTTAAAGCCGGCAGAATGTCACGAGCCGCCCAACCGAGGCCAAGCATCATTTTTGATGCCGCTTGTAAGTCTGGAAATTCAAACGGAGTTTCGCGCGAAAACACCTGCAATTTCTTTATAAAAAAATCAGCCGCCGCACTGCTCTTGAGCAAATTATCAAACGCCATGCGCGTTGTTTCCATCGAGGCGTTGTAATCAATAAAAGCTGACTTTGCTTTTTGCAACGCGCCAGAAAAGGCAACCATACTTAATTGTGCCGCCGCGAACCCTGCCGCAGTAGTAGCGACATTGGCCGCCATGCTCGTTGCCGCCGCGCCGGTCGCTTTCATCTGCGCCGCCGTGTCTTTCAACACCTTTTCTGCGTTATTTTTTGCGTTTATAATAATCTCAATAGGCGTCATTTTTTCGCCCCCTTCATATCATTTTCAAGCGTTGCGCACTCTAACGCCTGCAATTTGCGTATCAGACCCGGCGTTATTTCTATTGCAAGCGCTTCAGCCACCTTAAAAACAGCGTTATAATCTAAACCGACACGCCCGGCCATCGATACACGCCATTGAGTAGCGCACATATTCCATAACTCGATTGCTTCCTGATTCTCGGGCAATAAAAAAGGCGGGCTGTTCTCACACCCGTCACAAGGCGTAAGCGTGCCCGCTTTTTCATTTTGTTTACGGCAGATTCCGCAATAACCGGCCTTTTCTTTCCGTAGTGGATCGGCCTCGAAGTTCCATACGGCAATTAGTTTTTTATAGCTTCAGGGCCGCCGTAGGTCATATTAAAAGTATTCATTGCGAATTTTACAATGACATGATAAGGCACATCGCAAGCGTCAAAATCCGGATATATGGTTTCCATAATATAGTCCACCAGGTCGGCAGTATTACTTATTCCGTCTGTACCGCTCAAATTTATGTCCATATTTTTTTTTCTCATGGCTTTTATCTGCGCATATGTCATTGCCTTTATTTCAGGTAAATTGTATCCATTTTCGTTTTCCATGTTTAAAACTCTCCTTAAAATTTAATTAAAAAGCGGGCTAAACTCTTAACCCGCTTTGATTG